TTCTTTTTTCATGACTTTCCTTTCTTGGCTTCCTGTTCAAAGAAAGCCTCGACGGTGGTAACGGTCTTTAGCCACGCGCCACTGAGCGGCTGCTTCTTGCTCTCTGCTTGAGAGCGAATCCAGTTAACCCAATCCTTAAGCTTATGAGCATCGGCATCTCGAACCGTCTGGTCCTTAAACTTCCCAAACGGGATGATGTAATCTCCAGGATCGGCAGAGGCTTGACTGTCAGTTTTAGAAGCTTCCTTTTTCGCCTGAACCTTTTTATCCAAGCCAGATCCATAGGCTCCATCGTCATCGACTTCAGCCAAACCAAAAATGCCCTTTAAGGCCATACGGCGTCCGTAGGTAAAAGATCCGCCACAACCATGAAGATCCTGCTTGATGTTATCGGCTGTATGATAGAAGACGGCCATCGTCACGGAAGAGGAATGAAAAACGGTCGTCTTAACGGTCGTTCGAAGATCAACAAGAACCAACTCTTGTGTGATAGAAAGTCCTTCGGCAATCCAAAGCGGCTTTAGCGCGTCCAGTACGGCCTCAAGAGAGGCAAACGTGCTATTAAAATGCGGGTTTCTTGAGTCAGTGCGTACATGGGCAATCTTAGACTGCACGTTGTAGATAGCACCCCAGAGAGTTTTAGTGGAATCGGAATGGGTCATTGCAGTTCGCCTTTCATGAGTTTCTCTTTTTCATCAGCAAGGAGCTCAAAGATTTCAATTTCATCATCGGAAAAAAGAAACGGCCCGGGGCCCTCTTGAGAGGGTCTAGAGTTAATCAACTCAAGAGATTGCGGCCGGACCGTCCCTTCGTTATTTGTAGGGTTCAAAAAACACCTCGTCGCCGATTTCAGTAAACAGTCCAAGCACTCCGTTTTCTTCGCCTTGCCACGAAGAGCCAAGGGAAAGACGGCGGTCGATTAGTTTTTGTGCCGAGTGCGCAGACTCAATGCGAGGATTTGGAAAGCTCGGCTTCTCAATTTCCCGCTCACGCTCTCTCAAACGAACTTCTTCATTAGAAATTAAATCTTTCATCTTGCCTCCGATGGCTAACGAAGTATGACAAAAAAGTTTGAGTTTCAATAAAAAAAGACCTAGCGTAATTTCGTCACTGTAACTTTTAGAGGGGGTTTAAGGTGATCGACAGAGACTCAGTCTTGCATAAGCTCATTGTTGATATGGATATGCACCCACGGGTTAAACGATGTTTTGTTGAAAACGGGCACCGCGCAATGTTTTCAAATATCAAGGAATATAAAGATTTCCTCGATGTTGAGCCGAAAGATTTAAAGCTTATTCCTGGCCTTGGATCTGCTGGACTTTCGGAATTTATCGGCTCGCTTGCGCTAAAGGGTGTTAACTATAGGCAACGCTGGGCAAGAGACCTCTATGGTTATCGGACCTTTGAGGGATATAATTCGCACACTAAGAATTTTCATCTTACTCAAAAATATGAAGACTCTCTCGGGAAGCAGCTTTCCGACATCTCAAAGCTTTGCCGGCGTCAAGATCGCGTCTTGCGCGTGACTGAAAAGCAGTTGATGAATATGCTCTCGCAAGTACGGAAGGCTATCGCTCAGTGCGACGCCGCTTTGGGTGAATTTCAAAACACTGAAGCAAACACTGAGTCAGGCCAAGAGCTAGAATCTCGTCCTGTGATCTAGAGAGCTGAAGGTGGAGCTCTTCGGCTGAGGCATGAATAAACTCGTGCAGTAAAATATCCGCGGTCATCTCTTTTGAATGGCCGCGTTCCACCCAAATCGTCTTATTTTCGTAATCACAAAGGCCCAGTACTGCGTTTCCATCGTCATCAAAGAGCCGGCCCTGTGCTCTTGTCTTAACTCCCCAGCGAGAGCCTTTGATAACGAATGATCTTGGCAGACGCATAAAGACCATTATCGCCTGAACGCATGGCATTAGTCTTAAAATACATGAAACTGGACTAGATTAAAGAATAGGCATCGGTCACGCTTTTCATTAGTGGCAGATAAACCAAAGATACTGCTGTTTGATTTAGAGACAGTCCCAGACATGGAAAAAGCCATGGAGGTCTGGCCAAATCTCTCTAATTACCCAGGCCTTACGCTCAAGGCCACAATCAGCACGGTGATTTGCTTTGGTTACAAAGAGCTAGGCGCAAAGCAAGCAAAGATCATTAACGCCTGGGATTTCCCGGAATGGGAAAAGGACGTTAACGACGACAAAAAACTATGCCAGGCCGCGTGGGAGATCCTCAAAGACGCGGACATGGTCATTACGCATAACGGCAAGAGGTTTGACTGGCGCTTCCTTCAAACGCGTCTCATGGTCCACCGTCTTCCGCCATTACCGAGAATAATCCATGTTGACACGGCGGCCCAGGCTAAGGCGCATCTGTTTGCCTTCAATGCCCGATTAAACACGCTTGCAAAGGCCCTCACAGACTCTCAGAAGCTCGAGCATGATGGATGGGATATGTGGGTGAAGGTCCGCAAGCGTGACCCCAAGGCAATGGCTTTAATGAGCAAATACTGCAAGCAGGACGTCCAGGCTTTAGAGCAAGTCTATCTCGCAATGCGTAGCCTTATTGACCAGACGGTGAACCATAACCTGTTCAACGTAGAAAAGGACGCTTGTCCGCGATGTGGGTCAAGAAACGTGGTCAAAGAAGGAACGAGGACTTACCCGACTAAGGTCGTCACGCGTTACTCATGCCACGGGTGCCGTGGTTGGTTCCAGATGCCGCTTAAAAGTCCAATCCCGAAGGTTTAAGGAACGTATGGCACCCAATCGTTAGCGGTTAAATCATCCCAAGTAAGACGAAGATTCTGCAATGAGTTGCCAGACTGCTCAGCAATCCGATTATTTTCTAGAAAGCACCTAATGTCGATCCATCCTTTACCATTAGATCCTCGGTGCTGAGACTCTTTGGCTTTTCGATAACCAATACCGTTACCGATTTCAATGCACGAGAGAATATCCATACCTTGCGGTTCATTCGTTAATTTCGTTTCTTTCGTAGCTTTCCTTGGTTTACCGTAGTCGATCATTAATCACCCTCGTCAAAATAGGACTAAACCCCAGGATTAAAGGAGCCTCAAAGCATAACTGTAAGCGGCTCAAATTACTGAGCGTAGCTAGGTTTCGGGCCTCGAGAAGCCAAAAACTTCGAGAAAATGTCCCCTACCGGAGCAAAATTGCAAATTTCCGAGGATGTTTTATTCTCCAAGTCTTTGTTCTGCATTGGTTCGGTCATGGGTGGCCGAATTAGATCAGTCAAATTTGGCCGATCACTACTTTTCTTTCGTGATTTCAATACATTACGAACCACGCGAAACATCATTCCAGGCCCCAAAAGCTTGCGCTGGCTCTCCAAGGAGACAATCTGAAGCCGTAGTCTTTTAAAGCAACGGTAGGTCTTAACGATAAGACCCTTAAGACACAAGGCGTCGATAGTGCGACGCAGCGTTCTTTCTGATGTTTGCATGGCTTTAGCCATCACAAGAAGAGACGGCGGAGCACAAAATTCTGAGAAAGTGTTGATGTAGGCAAGGACAGCAATTTCGTTTCTATTAAGCTGTCCGCTGCGAATGAGATTAAAGTCTAAGCATTGACGATTTTGGCCGGTCATTTCCGTTCCCCTTCAAATAAATTGTTTGGGAAGAAGAATTTTGTTGACCTGGGTTAGTCCGTCTAGGAAAACTTTAGTTACCAAAACTAAGCTTCCTAGACGAGGCGCTCCACCGAGGGCGCCTTTTCTTTTTCCTTAAAGCCATTCTTCGGGAAATATTTACCGACTGTCAAAATGAAATTGCAAAATCTTATGGGATGCGGTTTAACCGTCCTCGAAACAAGTCGGGCAAGGACTTAAGAACTTTTCGCCACCCCAGGTCATCAATCATCTTGCCCGATAGTAGGTGACATCTACTGGGGTGGTTCCTTTTTGGAGGGCTAAGGATGCTTAATTTTAGATAAAGGTAATTATCCCTTGACGACAAGTAAGAAATAGGGTATTCTAGACCTAACTTGTTGAAAGGATTTAAGATGTATAAACAATTTAACCCTGACCGCGTAGTTGTCTCAGTTTCAGGCGGTAAAGATTCGGCGGCGCTAATGCAGTGGGCAGTCGATAACTTCCCCAAAGATAAACTCGTTTGTGTTCATGCCAAGATTGATATTGATTGGAAGGAAACTGTGCCCGTAGTTGAGGCCCAATGCGCTCACTTTGATTTACCGCTTACGATTGTCGAAGCGGTTGACAAAAACGGCGGTGCCTTGGGGTTTTTATCCATCCTAACTGGTATTCGCAGAGACCGCAAAACAGGCGAAGCCAAAGAAAATCAGTTCCCTGATATGGGGAATCGCTGGTGTACTTCGCGGTTGAAAGTTGGACCGATTGATAAGTTTGTGCGCTCATTAAAAGGCAACGTGCTGGTCTTGATTGGTGAGCGCCGTGAAGAGTCAAGCCAACGTGCCAAGCTTGAGGCGTGGCGTCCCGATGAAAATAATTCCAAGGCTGGGCGCACGGTCGTTAAATTCTCGCCGCTATTAGACCTAACCGAAAAGCAAGTATGGGATATTATCGAGGCCAATAACATCCCCAAGCATCCTTGCTATGGTTGGGGAGTGAGTCGGGCCAGTTGTGCAATTTGCATCTTTAGCTCCAATAAAGAGATAGCTCTGGCAGCGAAACACGCACCTGAGATTGTTGCCAAATACATTGAAGCCGAAGCAAAAATTCGCCATACGTTTCGATATAAGCCAGCAACAAAAACCCGCGCCGAAGAAAAGTTGACCATTGCCGAGATTCTAAAGAAGGAGGGCGCATGAAATACTCAATTAAAAACTTCCGCCAAGACTTCCCCGACGATAAAACTTGCTTGGCGTTCATCTTTAAGAATCGTTATCCAAAGGGCTTAACGTGTCCTAAGTGTAAGCGCACGTCCTTCGTTCCTGTCGAGGGACGCCGCTCTTACGCTTGCGCTTGTGGCTATCAGGTTTACCCAACCGAAGGCACCATCTTCCATAAATCGCCCACGCCGCTTACTCTATGGTTCCACGCGATATTTCTGATGAGCCAAAGTAAGAACGGAGTCGCCGCTAAAGAACTAGAGCGTCAACTAGGTGTCACTTATAAATGCGCGTGGCGTATGGCGAAACAGATTCGCTTGCTCATGGGACAAGGACCTGGACCGCTTGGCGGTCTTGAGATTATCGAAGCCGATGAAACGTATGTTGGCGGCGTGAGACGTGGCAAACGTGGTCGCGGTGCTGAAGGTAAGACGCCTGTCTTTGGCGTCGTCGAACGTAAAGGCGAAATTAAGACCCAAGTTATACCAAACGTGAAGCAAGCGACACTGATACCGCTCATTGAGCGCATGGTCCCGGCCAATGCCGTTATCACAACGGATGAGTCGAATAGCTATAACAAGGTCAAATCACTTGGACATTTACACGAAACTGTTCGACACGGTAAAGGCGAGTACGTCCGAGGTGACGTGCATACGAATACAATCGAAGGCTTTTGGTCTCAGTTCAAGCGTTCCGTTCACGGGACTTTTCACGCCGTTTCGCCGAAGTATTTGCAGACTTACCTCGACGAGGTTTCTTTTCGCTACAACCATCGCGGTCAGAATTTGCCCGTTGTGATGTTCGCAAAGGTTGGGACGCTTTTACCAAAAGTCGGAAAAACTGGTTCATAAGGAGAAGATTTACATGAATATCAAAAGGAGTCAACTTGTCACTAAGGGATACTTACCAATGATTTTCCACGGTAGTCTCGTCGCCCTTGCACAATTCGGATACGGGCCCGGGTCCGGATACGGGTCCGGGGACGGTTACGGGTCCGGATACGGGTCCGGGTCCGGGTACGGATCCGTGTACGGGGACGGGTGCGGGGTCGGATCAGGGTATGGAGACAGGTACGGGCTTGGAACAAACTGGGCCCTGGCTGGCGCGGAGGTTTTGAATGAATAGCACAGAATTTTTTAAAATCCTCAACGACTTCGGAGTAAGTCTCCCGGTTCACTTAAAGCAGCCGTGGGAGAGGATCTACAAAGAGATTGAGGCTCAGGCTAATGAGATCACGTCTCTTCACGCCTCACGTCTCAAGGACACTCAGTCAGCTAATCACGTGGCGAAAGAAAATGGACGCCTTAAGCGTCGCATTGATGTGCTTTTAAAACAGCGCAATGCCTATATTGGTCTTGCTGGATTTCTCGAAGAGGAACAAAAAAGGGCTGATGAGCGCGCAGCAAAAATGGAGGAAGGATGAAAAAGGGATTTGTAGCAAGCTGCTTTGACCTTGGCCCTCATGCAGGCCATATCGCCATGCTTGAAGAAGCAAAACGGCATTGCGACCACCTTGTTGTCGCTCTTCAGACTGACCCTACTTTGGACCGTAAAGAGAAAAATTCTCCCGTTGAGTCTGTTTCTGAGCGTTACCTAAAGCTCAAGGCTTGTAAGTATGTTGACGAGATTATTCCTTACTCGACTGAGATGGAGCTCAGAAACCTTCTCTACATTCTGTGGCCGGCCGTCCGTTTTCTCGGCACCGAGTACATGAATCGTCCTTTCACCGGGTCTGACTTGGATATTCCGATTCACTGGATTGCGCGTCATCATTCCATTAGCTCATCTAACATTAGAAGCTTGATTTGGGCAGACGAGAACGCAAGACTAGAGCAGAAACGAAAGGATATCGAATGTCATTCCTATCAAGGATCTGGGCCGCAATCGTTGGCTTCTTCTCCAAGCCTGTCGCAAGTATTCAAGAGCCTAGCGGGGGCGACCTTTCCGCTGGAAATGAAAACGAACAATTACCTTCAGAACAGTCATCCCCAAAATCAATCAAAACCGTCCCCTGGACTGTCAGACTTGCCTACAAAGGTTCGTCGAAAACGCCGGCCTGGGAAAAAACGGTCACGACGCCGGTAAAAGGCAAGTTCTGCACTGAGGCTCATTACGCTACGACAAAAGATGTCTTCACGAATGGCAAGGACTTCCCCTCGACGCAATCAGAAGGGATCTCTATTCATCTTGGCCGAAGCCTAGAGATTGTTAAAAAATACTTCCCTGAAGCCAAATCAGATACTGTGTATCCTGCTTCTTATCACCGAGTTTGGACTCCACCCGAGGGAGGCAAGGCTGGCCAGGGCGCAGTTGGTAACGTTAAGCCGACTCTGGAGCAAGAAATCTGGCAAGGAAACATGATGTTTGCGCCTGGCGAGAAGCCGGCGCCTGGAACAAAGTTCCTGGTCACAAATCCTAAGAACGGTCGCCAATGTGTTATCCAGATGGGCTTTGAGATCGGACCCGGTGGAAAACAGTACATCGGCGGTCTAGTTAGCGAAGTCCATTACGCTCTAGGCTCGAGCGACGCCACGACGCTTGTTCTGGAGAAGGTCGAGGACCAGTCGATTTCACTTGGTCCCGTGATTGGAAATCCATCGTTTGATCCGGTTGAGACCGAGAAGCCAGTAGCGAAAAAACGCCTTCAATGGCTTCGAGAAAATCTTGGTCGTGACGAAAGAAATCCTGAAGATGACGCCTATTTAACTGCCGTATTGTGGCCATTATCGACCTACTGTAAGAGCTACAAAACAGTAAATAGCGCAATCAACAAAGATGCTAAATGGTGCGGAGTGGGTCAAGCCATGGACGCAAAAGAGGCCGGTCTCCGCTACCCGAAGGTATGCGAGTCTGCATTTTCTTATGCAGAAGACGAAGATTATGCAGACCCGGTGGACTGGGAAACCGAAGGCCTTAGAGAAGGTGACTTTGTTGTCTTAAAATCTAGCCACGTTACGGCAGCTGACAAAGACGCCTCTCCTGGCTTTTCCTCGTTTGATGGGATTGGATGTAACCAGTCAAATAAGATAAGTGTTCAGTCTTACGGCAGAGAAGAAATTATGGACGTTCGGAGACCAAAGAAAGCATGAAGAAGAAAAGTCCTGAAAAGGTTATCGAATACGAAATCCTTCAGCTTCTTAAAAGCCGCGGGGTCTTTTGCTGGAAGAACGACAGGCAGGGCACGTTTGACCCGACCAAGAGGGTCTTTAGGGCCAACAAAAACCCCCACAAAATCAAAGGCGTCTCAGATATTCTCGGGATCTTTTTTGGCAAGTTTCTGGCCATTGAAGTCAAATCAAAGACCGGAAGAGTGTCCCCGGAGCAGTCTGAATTTTTATCTAACGTGAATAAAAACGGCGGCATTGCCTTTGTGGCTAGAAGCTCTAAGGACGTAGAGGATTACCTGTCAAAGGTAATTACGGGGCTGTCCAAATAGCTTTTTGGAGGACTCGTTTATCTCCAGACGACATCTTCTGACACTTTACCACTTGCTGCTTATATTCTTTGCAGTTGTTGACGTAGGTCTGAACGACGCAGGAAAGGTCGTCATAGCTAAGCGCGACGTAATCGTTGAACTTGTCATCACGAGCAGAAATGAATTCCTGGCTCTGCTTTCTCGTGACCCCACCGCGCTCTGAATCTCCAGCATAAAGCTTCGGTTGGTATGTCGGCTGATTTGGAGCTGGCTTTGCGCATGAACCGAGCGTGAATAAAAATGCAATGGCAAGCGGACCGATGAGCTGAGAACTCATGCGCCGGGAGTTACCGCCAACATGATTCACGTTATAAACAAGCGGATCTCCGGGATCTACGTCAGGCGTTATCGTCCCCGAAATGCTCGACATGATCCCGAACGACATAGAGGAGGCCTTCTCCTTCATTCGGGAAAAGAGGCTTGCCTGCGTTGGTCCGGACAAGTCCAGCGTCAGAGTTTTTTTTTCCTCTTTCGCCGGTTCTTCTAAAAGTCCAACAGAACGAAGCTCGAAACCGACGCCCGACTGGACGCTAACGACTTCTTGGACAACTTCCGGCTCGGGTCTTTCAACCATGATTCCGAAAGCGCCTTCAAGTTTTGAAGTGTCCTTGGTCTCTCTGGCTTCCTTGACGGCCTCTTTAAGCTCTTTCGCCTTCTGGGCCCGGTCAATGGCGTCTCCGGCGTCCTGGATCATCTTAACGATGAGTTTCACGCCCTCGATAATCGTCGGCAGGTATTTAATGACGAGAGTGAAAAACGTAAAGATTGACGTTAACCAAGCCATGAGTTACCTCTCTTTTTAATCTCTCATCAAGATGCCACGATCCGAACAATCATGGTTTAGAGCCGTTAGATCCGAAACCTAACGGCTCTTTTTATTACTTCATGTCCTCAGCGATCTTAATTGCAGCAACGACGAAAGAGGCAACGAAGGCCGTTTTGTCGGCCTTCAACTCTTCGCCAAGCTTATCAAGCCCTTGAACGCCGGCCACGACTTCTGCCGACATGGCCGAGGCCAGAAGTTTCGGGATGTCGTCAGCGCCAACGCCGTCAGCGACAGCCGCGCGGACGTCTTTAACAAGACGAGCCAGCGCAAGGCCAAGCTCAGTAGCTTCTTTCGGAGTTTTGATTACGGTTTCAACGACTTCCATTTCGTCCTCCTTGAGGATTGATTGTTGTTGCATTTTGGTCTTCATTAATAGATTTGCCGACTGGAATACCTCTGTCTAGCATCATTTTCTGGCGCTTCCGCTTCAATGCCTCCATGACCACATTAGGGCCCTGGAAGTCAGGAAGAGAATTGATAAGGTCTAGGTCTTTCTCAGTCATTGGGCTTTTTCTTCTTTTTATTCAACGCCGAGGACGTGAGAGCGGCCCCACGACCGACTAGACCAGAGATTTCCGGCGTTCTTTCTAGAATGTTGGCGCCAAGATCAAGACCTCCAGCCAACAAGCCAGGTCCGTAAGTCCTAGCGACTTTGTTGCCTATTGCCATGGCCGGCGCCATCAATAGCGGAGTCAAGTTTCCAGTAGCAGCAGAGGCGGCAATACCTCCAGCGGCGCCAAGCTGGCCTGCAAACTTATCAGTCAGGCTAAACATAGCGTTAGCTTGTTCTCTGAGTCTTCTGTCTCCGGCGATGCTTTCAACCGTTTTCCCTAAACCGTACTCTTTGTTCGCTGCCCTTAGCTGCTTTGAAAGCTCTGGGCTTCCTACTATCTCGCCAAGATAGTCCATATCCTGTGCGATTTTGTTCTCGAGAATCTTGCGAGCCGCTGAATAGGCCGCTTCAATTTCAGGCTGAGTTTGCCCGAAACGACGGGAATAGTTGATCTCCTTGTCGAAGATGCCCTTGATGTCGTTGGCCGTTTTTGGATCAAGCACATCTTGACCAAACTCAGACTCCAGCTCTGAAAGGTGACGACGTAGCTCTTTAATCGCAGCAGTCTTGCCGCGCTCACCCTTAAGGGCTTTTTCAGCGGCTCCAATGATGTCCTCACTGTCACGGGCAATGCTGAATCCAGATGGTCGATATGGGAGATTCGGCGCAACGGACGTCACTTGCGAATAAATTGAGTCCAGTTCCTTGCCGGCGTTCTTCCTGATAGCCTCGACTTTTTTCTCAACATCCCCGAAGCTATCTCCAGCAGAAACGGCACCGCGGTCTCGAAGCCATCGTCCAATTTCATTCAGACCTTTACGCTCGTTTGCTCTAAGGTCTTTCAGCATAAAGCCAGCTTGACGCATTGTTGTTCCTTCTGCGCCAGAACGAAGGGCTTTTGCCATTGGATCAGCAATCTTTTTCGCGCCCTTCCCAAGAAGGCCCAGGGCTTCACCGCCAGCGCCGAGGTCAACCATGGCTCCGAGCTCAGACGAAGGCTTGGTCTTTACCATTTCCCCGCCAGGACCCTCTTCATATTCTCCAGAAGAAACAGCCATAAGAGGCTGCATGACTCGCATTTGCGAAGCTTCTGATTCTTCGGGGACGCCGTAGGCTTCTAAGACTTCGGCAGTCGTCGGCGCATCTTTAGGGCGAGAGACGACTTGCTTGAGTGGATCTAAAAGACCTCCAGAGAAGTCTCCAGTAGCTAGCCTTTTAGGACTCATGGCCGCTTGACGAACGATGGCATAAGGATAATCGAGGGCCTCAGCAGCTCCGCCGATTAAAGTCGAACCAATGTCTCTAGCCCTACCTAGCAGACCAGTGTCGGCTTCTTCTCCAGTTTTCTCTGAAAGGTAAACGTCTGGGTCAAACCCAGCTATATCAGGGGACGTCTTCTCAGCTAGATATTTGTCCGGATCAAAAGCTTCTGCCATTTAAAGTCCGTTCGCCTTGAGAATCTTTACTGCCCTTGGGTCTTTCGGATTAGCCTTAGCCCATGCGACGGCAGCACTATCTTGAGGATGGGCCCCTGGCGCTTTGACCAATCCGCCCTGCGGTTCTTCTACAGCTTCAGGACTAAAGATTAGACCTTTGTCCACATTGTATTTCCCAGCTAGGCCAGAGAATTCGTCTTGAACCTGCTTTAGTCCCTGTGAGCGTGCTTCATAAATGTTCTTTGCTTCAGAAAGAAATTGCTTGCGCTGTTCGGGCGACAGGAGTTGTCCATCTTTCGCGCTATTATACCAGTTCTGGATTCGCTGAGGAATGCCAGTGGCATTTTTAGCGGAAGCATATTCGCCTTCTCGAACGGTGGAGTTAGGGTCTAAAATCTTCATGTAAGCGAAGATTGAAGACATATCTCCGGCAGCCGTTCCAGAAGCCGCCGCGGATTTGATAGTATTGTATGCGGTTTTAATCGTATTAAAATCTTTTACGATCTGACGCTGGTTATATTCCTTGCGAAGGTCAGTTGCACCCTTGAGGTTTGCTCCAGGAGCTCCAATACCCTTGTTTTTCTTGCGTTGTCCCTCATCTTTTGCCTTAATCAGCCCCTCATTGGCCTTACCAAGAGCAATGTCCTGCATGATCTTTTGTTCTTGCAGGTTATGAAGACGGGCTTCCTCGATGCGCTTTTGACCTGCTGGAGTAGAAGGATCATTAACCAGGCGCCCAGTCGCCGGGTCACGCATGACTCCTCCCTTTGATAGATCGAGGTCGGTAATCTTTCCGCCCTTAAGGAAGCTAGTGTTAGCGTTCAAATTTTCAAGCTGAGCCTTGCGGTAGTCAGCATCAAGAAGACCCTTTTGATAGGCCGGCGACTCTTTGTCGTATTCAAGATCACCGTTGGGAAGGCGAATAAGACCCTTCTCTTTTAATTCCCTCTCCTCTTTCCTTTTCTGACGTTCTCGGTCTGCCTTGAGGCGAGCCAGATCCTCATTGCGCTTTTGTTGGTCGTAATAAGCGCCGACGCCAGATTTAAGGCCTTCAGCAAGACCCGTTAATAATCCATAATCTTCAGGCATTACTTCCTCTTCTTTCTAGCCATTTCTCCAGCGCCTTGAAGCAATCCTTTGCTTTTGCAGCCCTCTCCGCAAGCTTCTTTAAAAACTCCGACTTCCCGCTCACGGCATCCTCCCTTGTCCACCGCCATTGCGGCCCATGTTGCCAGCGGCATTACCTACGGCACCACCGACCATGCCCCCAGCGGGGCCGGCCAAACCGTAGCCCGCAATCATCCCGCCAACGCCAAGCAGGCTTCCGACTAGCTGCGCACGTTGCGACTCCTCAGCCATTCTGCGCTGCTTTGCAGCCATCTCTTGCTGAAGGTCAAAACGATATTGTTTGTCTGCGAGATCAGCAGCGGAAAGAATCTTTCTCATTCCAGCAGCCGGCGCATTCAAACGATTAAGCTTTTGGATTCTCCCGACCTCATCCGAGGCGATTTTGCTGTATTTATTAGCGATGGCAGAATCAAGACCGAGACGATTATAATTGGTCTCGGCAGGCTTGGTCAGTCCTGGAAGTTTACCTTGGGCAATGTCCTCATCGTAATTACCAGAAAGATTAAGAGCAGAATCAGCTCTGTCATTAATGATCTGCCTAGTCGATTCGTCCAGCGTTGCATAATCAGCCACCGGCTACCTCATCAAATTCATAACCACCGTTTCCGGTGTTTCTTCCTGCCATATATCGACCGATCAATTGGCCTCCTGCCTGGCCCAAAGATCCAAGAGCCTGCTGACGCCGCTGCATATTCTCCAGGGCGCTTCTGAAATATTCGCCTTGTTGGTTGGCATCATAGTTTGCGAGATTTAGCCCGATATTGGCGACAGACTTATCAAACTCATCGGCCTGATCAGCGACCTGTTTTGCAATTTCATTCTGCTGACCAGCAAACTCAGCATCGGCCTTAGCCGCGGACTTTGCAGCAGCTCCTTGGGCAATACCGCCAGAAACAAGACCCCTTGAGGCTAGAGCCGTTGTCTGATCCCTCATTCTTTCCGCAAGCTGACTGCGATTCGATTTATAGGCGACGTCAATCAGGCCCTTTTGGTAGCTTGGGAGGTTCTGGCGATAGTCAGCCGCAAGCTTTTTCGCCCGGTCTCGGAGACCTTGGAGAGTGTTGCGGGAAGCTCTGGCTCTATTTTCCTCATCTGTTCTTTCGAAAGGATTTGGAATCCTTCCGCCGAGGTTCGGAACTTCAACGGTCGGAAGTCCGGTTATCCCCTCTTCTCCAATATGAACCGTAGTTCCCGGAATATCAAAACCCCATCCCATGCCTAACTCCTAAGCAATAATGATAACCGTATTTGTAACGGTCGTGAAACTGGTTCTTAGGTAAATGCGCCCAACGGTCGAGGGATAGTCTGGATCTTGATAGACAATCCCAGTGCCGTCAGAATTCGCAACGATGAAACCAAGAGGAACAGAACCTAAGTTGTGGTTAACAATGGTCGGCTGAGTCGTGCTCCACGAAAGTCCTGACTTAGCCAAAGGGCCGATGTCGATGACATAACAGCGCATATTGTCCTGAAAGGTGAGGTTTCCTGTAAGAGCCTGCGAAATAGAAGAAATGGACTGTGTTACAAAGCGCGCTAGCTGCTTTACGTCCTCCAGATTTTGGACTGAAGGAAGACCCCAGAGCTTTGCCATTACACGTTCCTCTGGAATCTAGATTCAATACCGTAACCATAAAGCACATGAGTTGTGGCGCCCGAGGCGTGGTCCACGCGCACTGAAAGAGATTTAGCAGGGATTCCATACTCAATACGCTGCTGAAAGCTTGTGACGTTAACAGCTCTTGTAAGGGACGGCGTGAGCGTTGCGTAATCTTTAAACCATTGGATTGCAAACGTAAGCCCCGTCGCACCCGGGCCCGGATCAATGTAAAGGCGCCGAAACTGAGCCGTGGCTGTCTTCGGAAAGCTCATGTGATACTTCGATTTAAACGCGCAAGTAATTGAATTCCCTGCGTCTGTCAGGAATGAAGTATCAAAGAAGTTAAGTGTTCCCCCGGGTGTTCCAAAGAACACTCGCGGGTTTCTCTCTGTCTTAAGGCCAGACGAAATCGTTGCTGCATCCTGCGTATAGAGCTGGGCCAGAGCCGTTGCGGCCACTCCCTTAAACGTGGTCCAGGCATCCATGGAATAGTCATAGACGAGGATTCTATTGAAGTCGGTTCCTGAGATCGGGACCGAGAACCAGACCTCATTACGGCTTTGAACGTGAATACCAGAGGCGCGCTCCTCTGCCGTTTCATAATCAATCGTCTGCATTGTCGGCTGAATCGGGTCTGAAACGACTCTAAAGTTAGAGCCATTAAACTCAACGATTGTCTGTCGGTCGAGGAACCAAAGCCGCTCATGCCACTCAACGGCAGCATTGTTAGAAACCCAGCCGTACTCTTTCGTTAGTTCCAGGAGATTAAAGTTCTCCGGGCTATCGCCAGTAAGACGAAAGACCCCTTTTCTCATGCCGATGATAAGGGTTTGATTGTAGGCCTTTAGCCCCATGATGTCGGTTTCATTGCCGACAATGTCGATATTGCTTTCTGGCTCGACTGTCTCTGGAGAGAGGATTTCAGAAAAGTAAAGTTTCCCGAGGCGCTTTGAGGCAATCCAAAGACGATTGGCATAGACCTCAAGATAACGACATTCTGCCGAAACGGAAACGTCAGGAGCGACAATCACCGTTGACGGGAAGTTTTGATGCGTTGGAACCGGATAGCCGACGAGATTGCCCCCGGCTAAACTGCTATCGACGAAGGTCGTCGTACCACCAACGGCGATTTCTCCGATTGAAACAATATCGTCCTCCGGATAGCCAGTGACGCGGTTCCTGTAGAGAACTAGCGACGTTGCTGCGTGAGCATTGGTAATTGCGGGCGTTGGCAATCCAAAAAGCGTGATTTGCGCCTGACCAGTAGAAGTCACAGTGCTTCCGGCCAGGGACGAAACTGGCCCAAACCCACCAGAGAACGGACGAACTCCAGGCACTAAATAACCAAATAGATCGCGAAATCCGATTCTGTATTGATAGACCCCGGTAAAAGACCCTGACCCCGTTGCGGTATATCCAGAGCCCGCGGGGGGTGCTTGAATCGGAGCTTGGAGCGCATACACCCCAGCCTTGCAATTAGTAGTTCCAGGCGTCGAAGTATTGGCAGTTAAGGGATCTGCATAAAACTTGTAAATCGTGGCGCCCGTGGTCCAGAACGTCATGTAATTGAAGTTCCGGGCCGCGACCTGAAGAATCGTCGTGCCCGAATAGAGCGGCGAAGATCCTTTAACGATGTAGTTAAACGTCCCGTTCGTCATCCCGGAGTATCCGGGACCTGACTTCGTTGACGCATCATAAGTGTAAATGTAGGGACGCTGATCGGTAAAAACGAGGTTGTTAATCCCTTGCTGGTTATTAAAGCTCGTGATCATCCCGACAACGGGACGACCACCGAGAGTCAGCGTCGTGTTGACCGCGGCAGAGGTAAAACCCCACCGCTTGCGCCAAGCGCCGGGAACTTGAAAGTCATAGTTCTCAAGCTCAAGGACGTTTTTCTCATTCGTCGCGTAGGTCGAGACCTTTTGCTGAATCCCGCCCACGTTGACGTATTGGTCAATTTTAACCTTCGGATTCGACAAAGACGCCGCTCCTTAATACGAAATAATACCAGGTCCGCGAGTCGTAACGACCTTAGAGGCATGAGATTGCAGACGCTCTTTAGCTGCCGCCTTAAGCCTGTCTTCAGTTTCCTGAACCAGCGGCGAAATGTTACTCATTGCGCGCTCGTCCTTCACAAAGCAAAGGGCCGCGGCCTTGTGCGCTAAATATTCGTGAAACTCCTCAGGCAGATCCGGCTCTTCACTTTCTGAAACCATTTCGGCAACTAGCGGGCTATGCCATAAGTAAATGTAATTGTTCGCGTTCTGAGGGGCCGGAGAAAGAATTAGATAATCCTTTTCAAGGTAAAACGCGACCGGCTCGCCGAACGTGGAAAAAGCGGTCTGCTGATTAAGCGTGACCTGTCCTAGAACCTTACGGTCTGGATTGGTTGGCGAAGAACCTGAATTCCAGAGCTCAAGACGGTGAATATAAAGCGTATTGCAAGGGAGTTTGTAATCTCGCTGATTGGCGACCTGAAGCCTGCGCGAGAGCTTAACGTAGTAGTTCTCACCGGCAAGACAAAGAAGCTTCTGAGTTTCACGAAGGGACTGATTCAGAAATCTTGTAAGTTGCGGCTTTGTGAAATAGCCGAAATCCAGGTCGTCAACCAGATAGGAGACATAGGTTTGCAGTTCCCCAAGCGTCATCTAGACCTCGTCGGTGACTTCCTCCCAGAGAAGGTCACAGGCGGTCTCAGCGTCAGCATAAGGGACTTCTGTCCAAAGTCCCGTGCAAACAGAATCAGCGTAGGGGACTGCTTCCCAGTCCGTACATTCTGAAGGCATTAGAGATCCATCTCCTTGACCCAATCCTGGGCAACACTCTCCCATGAGTGCTTATTAATATCGTAATGTATATCCTGCCATTTTCGAAGGTCGATTGCCTCAATCACATGACGAGACCATGCTTTGATGTCGCTTGGCGTCGTATCAATGTCCAGCACTTGGGCCATGCCTAGACGTTTTGCCTCCGAAAGAGTGTCAGGCAAGGCGCCCATATCACGCACAACGGGCCAGCATCGGCACGCCAGCGCCTCAAGAGCCGTGATGCAGAACGACTCAATGAAGTTAGCGGTATAAAGCCAGACCTCACTCTCGGCCATGTGTTTAGCAAGGGTCGCTTGATCGACATTGCCGTGATACTTAACCCACGGGCGCGAAGACATAAGGCTATCAAGCTTCTTCCTCAGCTCGCCGTGGCCGTACTTCTCCAGGTTTTCCATGCCATAGAAGACATGAAGCTCTGCTCCTGGAATTTCTTTTCGAACTTCGTCCATGACGAGAATAGCGTAATCAAGACCGCGATCTGGACTGTTCGGCCAGATGACTTTACCGTAAGATTTCTTTGTTGCGTCCAGGTTTTCAAACCTGCCACCACGAAGCCCGTTTCGGGAAATCCAAATCTTTTCGTCCGCCACCCCCTGCAAAGCCTGGACGTAGCTCTTATGGAATGGAGAAAGGCAGATCATCTTAAGATAGTTCTGCGCTTGTTCGCCTCCAGGAGTGTAAAGGTCATGGCACCATAGATACGTCGGCGCATCCGTTAGCTTCTGATTGTGTCTCCAAGCGACGTGGACCTTCGGGCGCCACTTTGAGAAATAAGTTACCATGCTCTTTAGCGGAATGTAGGTCACACCGTTCTCAGAAACGAAAGGCTCTTCTCGTTCCTGAAAGACCTTAACTGGTCTGCTTGTAATTTTAGCAAGCCACGAGGCCATCTCAACACAGGCCGTTTCAGATCCGCCAATTCCCTTTTCTTTGTAAACCTTGTCATCCCATGGATAGGCCGAATGAAGACAAGTAAATACGATGTCATCACAATCAATGACGTTTGTCGGTGACGGCGTGCTATCCTTGATGAGCTGAATTCTCTCTAAAACTTCCTTGGCCTCGATTGTCTGAACCCCTTCGACTTCCCTCTCGGCAAACTCATAAAGCCCGAGATTAAAGTAAATCTGGGCAAGCTTTGTCCTTGGATAGTCGCCATACATCTCATCTTGAGTGAAGAGCTTCGTCATCCCAGTGAGGCTCTGATTGAAACACCCAGTTGCGGCTCGATACCAAGGAATAGCTTCATGAAGCATATTCTTTGAGAAATAGGCGTTACCAATCATGCAATAAAACTCAGCCCGCATCGGGTCTAGCTGAGTCCCGACCGTTGCCGTTTTCATCGCCATTTCCATATTATCCAGGTTTGCGTAAGCAAACGAGAGATACTGAACGGCCATGATGCGGTCGCCGATGTCGAGGACGCTGCCGGGATATTTAAGAGCTTGCTCGAGTGTCTCGGCTGCCTCTTTATACTTCCCGTTATCAAAGAACTCTTTCCCAAGGTAAACGTGCAGCCGCGGGTCTAGCTGATTGTAACGAGAAATCAGAAGGTCAAGATTGCGTGAGCGGTCCTTCTCATGCTCCTCAATTGTGCGCTTGTGGTGAATCTGCCAGGAGGTGATCGGTTGACCGAGACAGCCATCAGGAATTCTAACCCCTTCGTGAACAAACGAAGCGAATTTGAAATCCTTCTTGGTCTTAAAGACACGTTCACGAACGAACTTACAGACCGGGACGCCTTCAGCGTTAAAGCCGTAGTAGTAGGGAACAAACCACACGTCAGCGAGTTTCATTGCCGACTTTTTCCACTCAAGGAAGAATTTCTGTTCGGCCAAAACGTCGTCGAGATCAGCCCACATCCAGTAGTCTTCTTTAACGTCTTTTCCGGCAAAGTTCCTGGCCGCGGCGAAGTCATCAATCCAAGTGAAATGAGAAAGCGTTACTGGACATCCAATAACACGTTCTGCGTTTTCCTTGATCCACTCCACAGACCCGTCAGTTGACCCAGTGTCGCATAAGTATGCGTGATCAATGCAGCCCTTAAATGAAGAGAGAAACCGCTCTAGATTGTGTCGTTCATTCTTGAGAATTGAAACAAGGGCCAGAGTCTTCATTTCACGACCTCCAGATATGGCTCGGTGGCGTAGTCAATCCATGCCTTTAACGTGGAGAGACCGTCGGCCATGTCAATGCGGCCTTCTGTCAAAAGTCCGACTTCTGCCGGGCCTTTAAACATTGCCGAGATTGCCTTATGGACGTCTTCTTTGGTCCCGATGATTTCAAGGACATCGGGCTCTTTTCGCCAAGATGCCTCAACAGTGATCTTGTGTTTTCCAATCATGGAGTGGGTCTCCTTTTTGTTTCATTGCACAAAAATAAAACGGGAGAGTCAACTTTCATTAACTCTCCCGCCCCCTCAAAAGGTGAGACCCACTAACCTAGTGAGGTAACTGTTTTAGTTACCCGGAATAACATCAAAGTAAGACTTGATGTCTTGCGAGGCCTGAACGCCAACCGAGGCGAATCCGCCAGTGATCGACGCAGTCGCGCCAATCTCCATGCGAACGTAAAGCACATCGCCGGCCAGAAGGTTCAGCAACGTGCTTCCCGAAGCCAAAAGGCTCGGGGATTGGTACGCAGCCGAAGCTCCAAACGCCGTGAGCGTCAGCGTGGTCGAAAGATACGGCATGGTCGTAAGACCACCCGAGGTCCAGCGTTTCACGCCAAGCGACACAACCGGGGCGTTAGCCACGGCAAGCGCGCCGAACGAAACTTCCTGGACCGTTCCGGGCCACGGCATCTGCGCAATCGGGAGCTCAAGAGCGAGCGAGCTTCCGGCTTGCGAGAACGTCGTAGCCATGTTTCTGATTTGTTCAGATTGACCCAAATCGCGATTACAAATTGCCATCTTTAATTCTCCTTTTATCTTGTTTCATATCCATGTTTGCCGTCCGCACATCGTTAAAAGCTTTAGCGAATTGCGGGCGGAACTCTTTTAAAAACGCCTCTGTCTCATTCCTAAAATCTCTTCGCTTGGCTTCCTCGACCTGATTCCACCCATCTTCAAGGTGATTAACCGGGGCCTCAGAATTCCAAGTATCGATCTCACGAAGCTTCTTGACGATGGGAATTGTTCCCCAATCAACGGGTCTCCCCACCATTGTCCAAGTATCCGTAAGCGACATAATGTGCTCAGGATTATCGACGAGAACCGTCAAAGTGTCAGAGTCGTTCCACTCATAATGAACCGGCTTAACTGACTTCCGCATGATATGTCTCATGCCGTTTTGGTCACGAACACAATAAAGCTCGCGATCAACGTGCTGAATTTCCTGCGTAATCTGACGGCTTCTAACGTCGCTCATCCCTACTCCATTACGGCGAGATATAGTTTTTGAGAACCGAGGTGGCCGCTGCCTTCTCATTGAAGAGATTGGCGAACAGGCGAATACGGGTTTCAAGTTGGTCAGCCGAAACTTGCGCAATGTACATCGTGCCCGTTTCGTCGGCGAACTCCATCTCGGCCAGGACGTATTTCACGATAACCGAGGCCGGCAGGAAGAAGATGCGTTTCGGGCAATCTTTATCCGGGACCATGGGAATACCGTTAAACTCCAGGTACGAAACGTCTTTCGCAGCAAAACCACCGTCACCTTTCGTGGTGTTCACGAAGCGTTTATCGGGAGTGAGCAGCTTTTGGTAAAACCGTTGCGAGTCGAAGTCGCAATAGATTGCCGAAAGCTTACCACCACCACGACGAAGCGATTCGTTGTAGGCGTTTTGCATGGCATCCAAATTCAACTGGGCGCTATTCATGTCGATCACGTTACCTTGGGTTTGCAGGTACGAAGCGCGGTCGATGTTAAAGACCGTCGTGGTCTGTCCATCAAGCTGCGTCAACATCCCTTGGATTTCATATCCATACGAACCCGAACGCACGAGGATCGAGTCGGCCGAGACCGAAACTGCTTGGTTCAGCGTCAGCGTCGCGGTCGTGCCGTTAGGCGTTCCAGACGTCGCCGTCACTTGAACTTGCGAAGCTTGCTGCACTCCACCCGACGTGTAGATATCAATCATGATACCAACGTCGATGAATTGAAGCGCAATGGCTCCCGACTCACGTCCTTTGATCGGAAGCGACGTAGACGCCACAACCGTCGAAGCGACTTGGGCCAAGTTACCGTCACCATTCCACGAAAGCTGACGGTTCACGTCGGATTGAAGGTCATTATAACCCTCTTCCAATTCGTAGCTCGCAGAGCGAACAAACGAGCCGACGTCAGACGCCGAAGCTTTAATCATCGGGCCCGTCACGCCGAAACGAAGGTAATTGAACTTCGCTTGGATGATGGCCTGAATGGTGGTTTGGCGACCGATAGCAGGCAAAGCGCCGCCGTCAGAAGTCGCACCGATGCCTTGGTTACGACGAACTTTCAGCGGGCGAATAACTTGCAAACCACTCCACGAGTGTTTGCCTTTTTCAGAACCGCGATAGATCGGCGTATCCTCATTGAACTGATCGACAATCGGGCCTTGGTAGTAGTTTTTCAACTCTGCCAGACCGGACTGAATAGACTGAAACTGATTGGCCATGTGGCTTGTTCCTTTCCTTGGAACCTACTCGCTAAACGCGCACTCCACGCGATTTCATGTCATTAATGGCAAACGAGCTCACTTCCTTAAGCTTCATTTTTGCCGGAGCATGACCCGGTGTTCCGCCACCAGAAGTGTCATTAGCACTCTTGTTGGCTACACGCTGTTTATCGAGAGATTGTTTTTGTTTTGATTGAATCCGTTTTACTTCCGCTTCGTGAGCGTTTCTAAACAGTTTCTCCCAAATGCCATCGGTCATCTGAAAACTAGCGTCGTCCTTATACTGATCGAGAAGTGTTTGCGCCCGGGCAAGCACGACTTCTTCGTTTGCTTCAGGATACTTCTTCGACATCTTGGCGAAGGTGGCGTCAATTCTGGCTTCGTGCTTTGCCACTTCTTGATCTCGGACGTAGTTTTCAAGCTGCGAAAGCTTGTTCAAATACTGCTCAGGAATCTCTGCTTGCGGTCGCGCCGATTGTTCTTGGCCCTGGGCTTGTTCGCTAATCGCTCCGACTAACGAAAGGAACTTATGGAATTCCTTAGGATAGACTTTGCGAAACTCATCAGCGAGGCCAGGTCGAGCTTTGATTTTCTCAAGATCATACTGAAGATTGTCCCAATACTTCGTCGTTTTCGACAAAGCCTGAGTCTTCTTGGTATAGTCTTGATGCATCATGCGCTCTTTGCGCAATTGATCGACGGTATACTTACGCCCTTCAAACACGAACTCATCCAGAGTCCCGATGTCGGTAATTTCTGGAGCAGATTCCGGCGCTCCTTGATTACCAGACGCAGATTGCTCCGGTGCTATGCCTGTCGGCGTTTCTTCTGGCGTTTGACTCCCATTGCCGGGTTGGTTAAACGAGGTCTCCATGTGGTCCTTTCATCCTTGAAGCTTGTTCGGGCTCGTCATTGAGCCTCGAGTGCTTTTAGGCTTTAAGTTTATCCAAAACTCCGCGGATTCGGCTCATGGCCTTGCCGCGGATTCCTTTACCGGGACGAACTCCGGGCTCCATGAGAGATTCAAGACGCTTGATTTGATCAGCATCGTTTTCCATCTCTCCCGCTTCGCCCTCAATCTCGCCCTCTTCGTGGGCAATCATCGGATCAATAACCTGATCGGCCATGCCCTCGACTTCCACTTCAGGACCAGCTTGAAGCTCAGGAGCAACGTCCCCGTGCTTTTGGTTCACCATTGCGCCAGAGGCTTCGTCTGCGTCCTCTTGCTGCATGGCTTCCATGTCGGCATTTTCTTCCGTTTGGTAGTCGATGGGGTTTAGTTTCCCAAAGCGTCGTTTCTTGATTGCGACCTTGAGTGCGTCGTCCATTATTGTCCTCCGAGTTTATTAACTTGTTCTGCGTTTCCAGCGGCAGCCATTTCCTCAGTGCGACGAGCCAACTCTTCGTCTGCTTCGTCTGCGGCACCCTCAAGTTGATTAACAGTGCTAACCTGATCCAGCTCATCACTAGCGTTCGGCGGCATACCAAAGGCCGGAGCCGTGAGTTTTTGCAGGAACTTGAGATGCTCTTCCATGTCGGCAAGAAGGAGCGCTTGCGAGTCAGGAGTAAGCTCTTTGAACTTGTCCGACTTGCGATATTTATTTTTCGTCTGCCAATGCAGGACGTGGTTATCTCCCTCAAAGACTTCAGGAGCGATTTCCTTTTCGATAAGCTCAAGGCTTTGCTGGATCTGTGCAAGGTCAAGGGACCGTTCAGCCCAAAAGTTATAAACATCTCCAGACTCAAGAGCTCCGAGGACTTCACTTCTGACTTGCGGGTCGTTGGGATCTCCGAGGATTCCCATTTGATACATATTCACGATGTCATTGCGTTTAGTCGCTTTGCTTGCCGGAGCAAGAGAGCCACGAACGCAGATAATGTCATGCTTTGATTTAAGGTCCGTTCCTGACCAACGCTTGATTGTGTACTCAGAGTTAGGATCTGAAATCTTAAGAAGACGTTCATTGGTAACATACTTCTCAAGATACTTTAGACACAACTTCATGAGGTGCCCGAAGGCGTGCTCATGCTGCTCAGTTTGAACAGCAACGCGCGTCTCATCTTGCTCTAAGAGAAGCTGCATCCCGATGGCTGGAATGCCAGCGGCCGGCAAGATACCTCGAGAGATTTCACCCTCTCCGGCGATGTCGTAAAACATCTGATTTAGCTTTTCCTCTTCCTGGTAGGCGTACTGAGGAATAACCGGAATGGTCATTGCGTGAGGCTCAGAGAATCCCTTAAGAGTGTTGTGGTAAACAACCTCTCCGGACTCATCATTGAGAGCTTCTTGCTGCATCTCGGCAGACTTATGGGCGATGTATTTACCGGCCAGAAGCTTGTTGGTCCAATCAGCACGAAGCCCGACTAGACGATTGTACTGATCCTGAATCGGACGAAGATGAGTGATGATGGCTTCGGGATAATACTTCCCAGCAATCGGCATATCGTCAAACTTGGCAAACGGGATTTCTTCGACATCAAGCTCAGTGTCTTTGAGAAGCACATCCGAGGCCATGATGATCATTCGTCCCTTGGGGTGCTCTTTGGTCGGGCGCTCATAGAGAGTAAACTCAATGGCCGCATCTCGCATCTGCGTCTGGGCGCCCGTTGTCGCAGGGCCCTGGCCTGTCATCGTATTAATCCGCAGCTCGTTTTGGATAGAAAGAAGCCACGCGCCCTCTTCTTTTACAAGACCACCACGCTCAGGATATTTCTTTCTGAAGTATTCAAGCTTGCGGGCCTTGGCTCTGATAATCCAAGCAGCTTCGCGCATATTCGTCGCAAGAGGATCTGGGAAAATCTCAAAAGGAGAGACGAGCTCAATCCTCAAGTCACCTTCAGGCTCATAATCTGCCTTCATCATTGGATTGCCGGCGTCATCTAAAACCGGCTGGCCATCTTCGCCAATCTCTGGCTCTTCCGCTGAGAGAAGCTCTCCGGCTTCCGGATCCCAATACGGATGCATATAGTAATGTCCGCATTGCTGAAGGCCCGTCATCATGACAAGACGCTTTTCCTGAAGATGCTCTTTTTCAAAGACGTGTTCTGAGAGAAGCTGCTCTAAACGAGCACGTTCTTTTGCCTCTTGAGTCGCATCATCAGGACGAACCTCAAACCGCGGCAGGTTCTTACAAAGACGGGCCTGCCGGCGCTGAGTTGTAGGAAGAATCTTGTTAATCGTAAGCACGTTTCGTTGATTAAAAGAAGTCGCGCGCCCTACATCGCGGTACTGACGAGTGGTCGTGTCGAAATAGACAGCATCAAACCCCATCAGATACGCATAATTAGTCATCCAGATGGATTCTTGCGCTAATCGAGATCCAGAGGCTCTTACTTCCTGAACCCGGCGCTTGATATACGCAATCATGTCGGTTTCTTGCGACGTTTGCTGAGAAACAGAGTCGATCTTAGGAAGATTCCCCTTGTTAGGGTCTTCCTTTCCACCGAGCTTTCCCATCATCCTTGTGAGAGCGTCGTCGAAGCGGTTCATTTATCTCCGGGTCTATCCTAGACCCATCATTTGGTTGAGGCGATCCGCCTTCGTATTCCCGTGATCCTTGGGAATATGGATGGGGATTAACTCCTCACCCATCGGGTCCTTATACTTCTTCAAGCCTTGCGTCTCAGCCTGGAGATACTCATAATGGCTCTGGCTCTTTGCCTTATCGACGAGCTTTTGTGAGTACCACATCCAGGCCCCTTGCTGCGCAACTAGCAGAAATATAAGCAAAAGGCTCAAGTAAGATTCTGTCATGAAACAGGCCTATTCGGAAGGCAAAGTTACTTTGTCCCGGAAAGACGTTTTCTTCGCCACTCCAGGATTAGCGACCGGGGCCGAATACTGCTGAACAAAGCCAGCGCCTTCGGGCGTGTAAACTCCGGCTCCAGGATATGCAGAGATAGGCTTCGGGTGATTAAAGTCCTCCGAAGACTTCCCCTCAATCAATCCTTGAACCTTCGCCACATCGCCAAAGCGGCAGACGATGACGTTTTCAAAGATAATGAACGGCTCTTGAGTGGGCCCGAGGTAATACTCAATAACGTCTTGCGTCGTTTCAACGATAGGGACTTCGCCTTCGGCAAGCTTTCCCATCTTTTGACGAAAGGCAATGTTACGGACGCGAGTCAGCAATGCTTCGGGCGTATCAAATAGATCGGTTGGCTTTGCGGACGAGTCCTTGGATGAGGTTTCGTTCGTATTCTGGGGATCTTGGGTTTGTGGGGTCATGTTTCGGGGCCTCCTTCTTTGTCGGATAACTAATTATGGACTCACAACTGGCAAGACTGTCAACAATGTCATCGTGTGCGGCCTTCGGGAACTGGAGCAGCTCTCGCTTAAGGTCATCGCATCCGTTCATCGGAAGATGGACGAACCCCCATTCCATCCGTGGAACGAGGGCGCCCGAAATTCTCATTTCTTTGGTCTTGTCGGTCCCGTGATTAATGCCCGTAACCGGAACCCAAACGCCGCGCCTCTTCATCTCCTCATGCGCCATGTAGAGAAGGGCCTTTTGATAAGCCACATCTTCAATGCCGATCACTGAAGGAGAAAAAACATTCTTAATTTCAAACAGCTTTTCGATGATTTGCGTCGGTGTCAATCTCGATCTAGACGCATGGCGTACATACCAGTTTTGATCTGAGTCTACGGAAACAACCGCGATTCCTGTATAATCAGCGCCGTCTTCTTGTGAAATAGCCGGGTCAACAAATGCCACAGTGTTAAGAGGAACTTCCGGCAAAAGGGTGTAATACTTAAACCACTCTTCTTTAAAGACTGCGTCTTCTCTGGCAAACGTAACATTGAGATATTGGTTAGCGAAGATTCTAGTTCCTTGGATCTTCTTCTGGCGGTCTAGAAACTCTTCGTTAAGACGCTCGGGAAACCAAAGAGACCCGTCTGGTAAATAGGCTTGCTCATAGCAGACAGACCAACCTGGCTTTCTAGCTACTTCGCTCAAGGTCTCTGAGCCTTTCGTCATGCGCCTTGATTGCATCCTCATGTCTGAGCGTTCGCTCAATCACAACCGCAATCTTTTCGTTTAATTCCTTCACGTCTTTAGCCAGATCCCAAAGAACGTAGACTCCACCTGAAAACACGCCGAGAGAGATCCATTGGAAGAGGTCCGCGAGAGTCATCTGGATTCCAGGAGCATTTTAATGGCTTCGTCTTTTTCGTCGTCGGTGAGCTTTGGTTTTCCCGTAAGGGCCTTAAGACGCTGCTTCTTGGCCTCAATAAGATCATCTTGGGCTTTTTCAGCGTCGAGGCGTGCTTTCTTTAACGAGGCGGTTACTTTGTATTTGCCGCCCTTTAGCTCAAGATCCTCGCCATGAGCCTTACAGTTCTCATCGACCTCAACCGGAATCATTCCGGATTGTGCTGCGCCTTCAGCGAAATTCCACGAACCATCGGCGTTCTTCACGCCGTACATTTGGGGGCACGCTGCTAATGCTAGGGAAAGAAAAAGTGCTAACATACTAAGCTCCTATTTTACGACGTATTGTACGCAAACCCATGCCGTCGCGTTCGAGGTCGAAGCAGCCGACATAGAGCAATACATCCGATCATTCGTACTGTCGCCGTTACAGTGGCAAACACCGTTGCTAGCGCCACCATTCCAGTCGCATAGACCAGTGGCATCAATTAAATCTGACGTAAAATTGGACGCAACTGGAATGGAGAAATAAAAGTCAGCGGCGCCCGTCGACGTAGGATCTAAGTCAGGCGCGAAACACGCATGTACTGAGGCTCCAGACCTTAAGTATGTTCCCTGGCGCGTAGTCGAAGCCGCCATGTTCGTTCCATTTGTGACGGTCGGAGTCCACGTTCCACCCCAGGATTGCCAAAGCGGGGTACCGCCGCTGACGGTAAGGACCTGCCCAGTCGAGCCGATGCTAACCGTGCTCATCTTAGAGCCGTCAGTATAGACCAGGTTTCCTAGTGTCGTATCGAGCGAGGCATTGTTAGTTCCCCCTCCGGAAATGCCGAGAGTCGAGAATGAAGGCGCTCCAGAACCTCCAGAAACAATGGGCTTACCGATAGTTCCTGCCGAAAGGACCTCAAAAGAATCGGAGTCAAAGTAAGGAATACCGCCAGCAGAAAGAGTCAGAGCTTTGTTTGTTCCTCCGTTAGCAATGGGAAGAGTCCCTGTGACCTGCGAGGTTAAATCAACCTGACCCATCGAAAGAGACGTTCCGTTGGTCGTCAGAAGAACGCGGTTCGACGTTGTCGCAGCTAGGCAAGTAATCGTGTTGTTTGAGTTAGCGACAAGAGTGCATGGAGCAGTCGCGGTCGATGGGATAGTGCTAGTGGTCCAGACAGGAGCGCTAGCGCCGGCAGAGACCAAGACTTGACCAGAGGACCCAGCTCCAGTGTTAGCTAGCTTTGACCCATCTGCGTAGATCACGCCGCCATTAGTAACCCCAAGAGATCCATTGTTTGTGCCACCATTGGCGATGGGCAAAAC